CCCATACCCATCTCGCCACAAATTGACCCCCTCTCTAAAATCGACAGAGAGGGACTAGATATTGCACCACATTGTGCACCGCATTTTTGCACCTCTTTGTGCACCTCTTTGTGCACCACCTTTTTTTCAAAAAAAGTGGTGTCGTCATGAAAAAAACGACATTTACGTTTCGTTTGGGACCGGAAACCAAAAAGATCAAGTTTGTGGGCACATACAACACGAATCCATCCAATATGCCACCTTCTGCAATGGAACGTTCGGATCGTCCGATTCGACACGTGTCCTTCGCCCATCAGTTCCTCTTGAACTACTACGTGATGGACCAAGACGGCGACGACCCCGAGTGGTTTACAAAATGCGATGCATTTCAATCCATGAGTCTCAGCAAAACTCATGGATTGACCGAATCATTTACCCTTGAAGGGCGCGAATTGTGGGGCAAATTGAATCACTCGGTCGATTGTGAAAAAGTGGAATGGTCCGAATCGTTGCGGGAAAAAATCGCCGAACTTGAAATGCTCGACCGTGAAAATGTTCGTGTGGGACTGGAAAAGAAACTTGCCGATGAGAGAATTGCCAACCAAGAAACCATGGCGCGTATTGAGGAAATTCGGCAAGCAAAGGCAGCTCAGAAACGGGCGGCAAACAAACGGGCGGCTCTCGCTCGAGCATGCCGAGCTCAAACCGTCAAGTTGGTCAATGGCAAGGGCGGCAAGGGCGGACCCAAGAAGAGTGGGCCAATTGCGAAATTACGCTTGCGTTGAGAGGAACCTACCAGCAATCTTATCCGTGCGTCAACCAACAACCAGTAAAACGAGTCCATGTCTTTTTTTCTTTTCTCTTGCACTCTAGCTAGCCACGCGGGACCAAAGGGCCACTTGGCAAAGGATATTGCCTCTGATCGTTGGGCACAACAAGGTCGGCAGGCATGACCAGGGGTACGCGCCGATCGAGAATCGTCAGGGAAGAATGGTCTTGAATGTTGGCCTGAAATGGTGAGGCCGCCGGTGTAATCAAGTTGTTGGCCCCAATGCCAAACAAAAATGACTCAATGTCTTGCGGATTCTGAGCCAAGACGGCATTGCCCATATATCCTTGGAGTACACCCGTGCCGGCCATCAATACCTGTTGGGGGTAGGCATATTGTCGATCCGTAACATACGATGCCCCATGTTGCGTAGATTGTTGTTTTAAATAAAAATTGCCAGGAGTATTATTGCTACGTGTCGACGCCATATATATCGTATCACTTTATTTTTTCGAGCATCGTGACAAACGAAGCATGTGCATTTGTCCACGCCAAAGGATCTTTCATCCACACACACAAACAGCGATGAAAGTCGGGGAAATAATCGTAGGAAAACAACACGGCCATTCCAATGGTTCGATCTAAAGAAAACATTTTGGCAGCAGCGTAATCGTACAATTCTTGAAACAAGGGATGCGTGACAGTTTGATCGAAAATGGCATCCATCAAGGCCGAGGCTGCGTTCGCATCGTAATTCCATTCATCCGCCGTGATGGCGTCGATTTCCATGTCCACATCGGTAGGCATCAGTTTCATTCTAAAAATTCGACGGAAAACCGCGCGGTATTCTTGATCACTCGTATACGAAATTTCCGTGACGGAAGTGTCGTAGGATGTGATACTCATGGTTCGGTTAGTAGGCTTTGGAGTTGGCGCCACGGTACGAGTCTTGAGGATTGTAACGGGTGTCGGACCCCCCACGCACCCAGCCTTGCAGCGCCGCCTCTTCGACCGTGTACTTGGGATCTTGGACACGTTGCTCCAACTTGGAATCCGACGGGCGCATCGTGTAGCCCATGAAACTCTGGGACATGACGGTAGACACACTCTTCTTGTCCGCAACGGCCTCGCCTTGCATGAGCTGCGACTCGACGTCCGGATCGCACGACCCACGGCCCAGATAAGGCACCGTCACAAAGGGACGCGCATTGAGTTGAAGTCTGCCTAAATGGCGCTCCTGCTCCGTTTTCACGACGAGCGATGAATCAATGTCCACGACGGAGCCCGGAATGCCGAGGCCGTGCGAAAGTCCGTTGGGGATGACAGCGGGCAAAGACGTGGCAAATTTCATTTCGTCGTCCACCGTCATGTTTGAAAAGTAATTGCTGTGTAAATAACTGTCGTAGCGCACGTTTTGCATTGTCCTCTGCGATTCCGTAGTACTGTCATCGCCTAAACGATCTTGATTGTAAAATTGATATGTTTTCACCGTAGACATTATATATCTACCTTAGGAAATTTCTCGGATCCAAGGGGCCGACAAATATGATCTCATTGGTTTCTATATTCCGGATTGTTGCGCGCACAGGCAAACATATTCCCATCCTTGCACGAAATCATGCTGCCATAACAAAATTCAGCAAACGCCTTTTGGTCATTGGGAATCGTTGAAGAGGCCGTCGAATAAAAAGGACGCATCGACTGTTCAAAATCGAATTCGTCGGCTAAATCGGCAAACAGTTTCTCGGCAATGTCCGGCTGTCCTGGATTTTGTTGGACTACCGTCCGTTTGGCTTGGAGTAAAATGTTGTCACTGTTTTTTTCCACCGGAGGCGCCGGACGTTTCTGCGGATTTTCCGTCCAATCCGTCACAAGAACATTACTCAAGGGATTGACTGGAGTCGCGGCTTGAAACACCTTGTCGGAATCCGTTTTCAATTGTTTGATCTTTTCCAACGCATCACGTTGCGACAAGAAAAAGCCCTCTTGCCGTTTATATGCCCAATGAAAGAGGAAAATTGCCACGAGCAACATGACACCAATGATCAGGAGACGTGTGTTGTGATTATACAGAAACGTCAGTAGAGTGACGACGACGAGCCCACGCGTCAAGGCATTCAATTTTTGTTCGAGCGGCATATCCGCCATGGGAAAAAAGTCCCAGGGAGCGTGAAACAAGACATTGGGATCTTGGCCCCAAAATAAAGTCGGCGTCGGTGCTAAAGAAGTCGGCGTCTTGCTTGTTCCACAGGTTGATTCCTTCGTATCCATATGTATTACATTGATAGACTATTTTTTGATTCGTTTTTGGCTCCACCGTCTTTTGACACACGCCTTGTCCATTTGAAACGTGTCGCATTTTTCTGTTTGAGGCATGATATGCAACACGCACTTTGACTTTTCTCCATACAAGGGCTCCGTACAACCATCTTCCGGTTTCTGTTTGTCGGCGACGGATGGCGGATCATAATCCAGTGGACTCGTGGTACACCGCGACCGGAAATGTTCGTACCGATCCCGGACCTCGGCATACGAGAGACCCGACGTCTTGTGCAACATGCGATTGACGAGCTCGTGCAAGTCGTACATGTATTTGGAAAAGGTGGCGCGCGATTTCATGTGTTCCATCGTCAACGGGAGCTTGGCTAAATTCTTGCATAGATTCTTGCGACATTTGCCGCAGGGCAGGACGTTGCGCAAACTCAAGACGAAATTGCGGTATTGATGTTTCTGTTCGCACGACGGATCCACTGGATAATTGAAACTTGTAGTGTGCAAAAAGTGCCACATGCTCGGACCCCAGACGGTTGTAAGCATGCCGTCGTTGCTCTGGTAATCTTGCGTCGTATACGGGCCACTTTGCCGACGGCACGTTTGTGACGCGGCTTTGCGACGCCGTTTTTTGGGCGTCGTCATCTATTATAGTACACCGATAAAAAATCCTTTGCAAGATCTTGGGTCACATACAAAAAGACATGGATTCATTTACTTACGAGCAGACCCACCACCAGCCGCAGGACCAGCAGCAGCACCAGCAGCAGCACCAGCAGCAGGACCAGCAGCAGCAGCAGCAGCAGCACCAGCAGCAGGACCAGCAGATGCAGACGTACCACCATGAAGCAGATCCGCCTTGCGACGATCCACTTCAGCCTTTCTCTTTGCCTTGTCGGCATTCACCTTGCGCTTCTTTTCCAATGCCGCCAGTTGAGCTTGTGCAATGGCCTTTTCCAACATCGCCTGTGCAGTCTCTTGAACCTCGACATTGGCGAACGCCAGGACGGTTGCTTCTTTCGCCGTATTGACAATGTCGATCTTGCTGTCAATCAGCGCAATTTCCTTGTCTTTCTGCTCAATTCTCTGCTTGATTTGCAGCCGAAGAGCCTTGACCTCTGCATCAGCACTGTCAATCGCGTGAATCTTGTCGGTGCTGGTCAATGCGTAAATCATCTCATGGCGACGCTCTTCAGTAGCTCTCTCGGCGTCGCGAATAAAATTTACGCCTTCTTCAGTATCGGTAAATCCTTGAACGTTGGGATAGGAAGGGGAAACAGTATCCAGCAAAAGGAAAAATGCGTCATTCAATGTGTCCTCATCCATTTCCTGTGGTGGAATGAACTTGGTCAATGCCTTGTCGAAAAAAAAATCCGGCTCTAAAACGGGCTCCGTGGAACCTTGGTCTGGTCCCTCCTTTCTTGCCACATTCTGACGCTGCAAAGCAAACTGAGAAACTTCGAGAGCCAGGTCTTTGATGAGTTCAGCCCTGGTGGTCGTGTTGGGGGTGTGGCGAATGCCAATGTCCCGCAGGAACAAATTCGAGGCTTCATCATCGTCCTCGACGTCGTTGTAGAACTCAATGGTATCGGGTCTCGGCTTCTTGGCAGATGGTTCAGCGTCACTGGAAAGGCGTCCACGGCCAGCACTGAGTCCAAGACTGGGTCCGGCATTGGGGCCACTGGGAGGGCGCCCACGGCCAGCACTGGGTCCGGCACTGGGAGGGCGTCCACGGCCAGCACTGGGTCCGGCACTGGGAGGGCGTCCACGGCCAGCACTGGGTCCGGCACTGGAAGGCCGTCCACGGCCACGTCCATCACCGCTGGAATTGACTTCCTGATCATCGCTGTGACTGACTCCTCCGCGAGCGGCACTGGCGGTAGTGCGTGGAACTCTCGTCTGCTTCCACCTCTTCCAGCCAACGGCACTGTTGACATAGACAATGTTGTAGGTATTGCCACTATGCGTGACGTAGTGCGGATGATTGCAAAACTCAGGAACCTTGTTCATTTTCCTGTCGTGATTAATCGGGCAAAGGGTGAGTGAAAAGTGTGCATCGTACAACGCAAAGCCCCAATTACTTACTGGATCGTACCCACTCTGTGGTGCATGCCAACGCCGACCGCATACGGGGGATCATCTGCCACGTATTTGCCATCCCACTGCTTCACATTTTTGACAGTACCCTCGATAGCGACAGTCGATGCACTAGAATCCACACTGCTCCCTCTGTCACTCCCTTCCGCCGCAGCCGCAGCAGCAACAGCTGCAGACGCGGCACCGCGTTTGCCAGCAGCGCCACTCATCCTTGTGTCTGGGTGAGAGAAAGAGCGAAGTGGGCGGTTAGACGAGTTTTCACCACGTGGTCAAATGAATGGTGAAATCATTCCGATCCCATTATCGACCCCGATTTGAAACAGGCGATGCCGTCTGTGTCTCCTTAAGATTCGATATGCATATACTCACCACCTGGCAGACACGTAACACGGATACGTGACTAGAATATCGGGCATGAATTTATAGGGGACAGATGTAATTTGAGACTGTTCGTAAATACTATGTGGCAAACATGGTATATACAGTGTTGGCGTCCGACGAACTACGCATTGTTTTATTTAAATATTCCGATCGTCTCGGCTTTACTTCTTGCTTTTAGATTTCCTATTTCTTCGATGACTACGAGATTTCTTCACACGTTTGGCATTCCGACGTCTTGTTCCTCCACTGCTGCTGTGCCATAATCCACGCAAACTATCCTTTTCTATTTTTCCTAACCGTTTGTCGCCTAGTTCTACACCTTCCTGATTCGCTGTATAATTAAACGTGATTGGGTCGATTGTTACGCCAGTCGGAAGTGTAATTATGTCACTCTTCCATGTGTTATCACCTATCAACGTAGCTGTAAATTACAATCCCTCTGTTAATCCCTCTGTTGTTTTGAAAACATGCTTCGTACCGTGATCGGGCATTATTATCTATATCCAGAAAATAATTTATATCCAGTGCTCGGGAT